GTACGCTACTGACCCCTATTTAACATATCCCAACCCACTTTTAACATTTGCTAACACATTGTGGCACGCTTTTTGCTATGGGTCGCCTTTACCGTTTTTTAACATTTGGCGGCGCACTTTGGCACGGTTTTTGCTAAGGCACAGATTTAACAAACGATAACAGACTTTGGCACGGTTTTTGTTATGCGTGTGCGCCCGTGAAATTGTTTCACGTGGAACACTGCCACACCGATGCACAAAATAAAATGTTTCACGTGGAACACAACACCAAGAGTTAAGAAAAGTTAAAATGAAAATAATTTGTGCGCTTATGCTTGTATGTTAGAAAAATGTTGTATCTTTGCAGTGTTCAATTAAACATTTTGAAAATATGAAAGAGTTACTACAACATTTCAAAGAGCAACCGAAAGAAGCAATTAAAGAAGTTGCAATGTGTTTAGCGATTTTCGCCGTATGTGGGGCGATGTTGTTTTTATCTGCAATCTTGCAGGGTTGCACCGTTTCAAAGGGTACAACGGTACGGGGCAAAGCAACTATCGTAACAACTGATACAACGGTAGTCAAACACAACGGCACATTGAAGTTTAAGAAGTCTATGTTTAACAATTAAAAGTTTACTACAATGAACGAAGAAAAAAGAAACGCATTTGACGAATTTAGTTTTGCCGCTTTGTCGGCTTTGGGCAGCCTTATGGCGTGTAACGAAGTATGCCGCAACCAACGGGCAGTTATGAAAATAAACCGCTTTCGTGCGTGGCTTATGGACTTGAAGCCGCAAGCAAACCCCGAACCAAATTTGCCGTTTGACGGCGAACCGCAAGGACAGACAGCCGAATAACAAATAACAAGAAGTTTAACAATTAAAAGATTACTACAATGAAAAGTTTTGCAAGTAAATTTAACAAGACCACGTTTGGCATTGACACAACCGACTTTCAGTACACCAAGTTAGCCGATATTTTCAACTCTGAAAATGAGGGCGGCAAAGATGTGATACACAACATTAACGGGCTTTATGTCCACAAATCACAATTAGGCGACAGCCCCGTAATTATTGACGAGAAAAACAAACGGCTGGTGAACCTACCAAGCCACACCGCCGAAACGGTGCGTGAAATACTTGCCGATGATGAGGCGGTACAAACTATCAAAGACGGCAAAGTTGGGTACACGATTTACGAGTACGAGAGCCACGGCAAGAAGTGTTGCTCTATTTCGTTTGTGGATTTGTAAGAGTTTGGAAAGTTATGTTTAACTTTGTAGGGGTTGCAATGTTTGTAACCCCTATTTAATATAACAGCGTTATGGCAAAGTTAGGTTTTAAGATACAATTTACAAAGTCTGTATTTGGAGCAACCCAACGGGCGAAAATCAAAAAAGAGATATTGCAAGCCGTTGAAAGCAGCCCCGAATACCGAAAAGAGATTGCAAGGGTTTTCCAAATGGCAAACCGCCGTATTCAGAATATAGAGCCAAGCGGACAACTTTCGCCAGCCGTGCAAGCGTTAAACAAAGGCGATATAAAAGGGTTTACCAAATTTTCAATGAAAGGCGATTGGAACACCCTAAAAATTGAGTACGGCAAGGCGATTTCGTTTTTACGCCAGCCAACCAGCACGGCGCAAGGTGCAAGGCAGTACGGGCAGCACCTGCAACGTATGTATGACTTAACGCCCGATGAGTACAACCTTATGGCAAGGAACTTGCAAGGCAAGTTAAACAGCGTTTCAGATAGTGACTTTGTGGAACGGTATTTGATGCGGTACAAGGATTTCACGGGCGAAATGGAGCAAAGCGCAAGCGATATAAGCACCCAAATAGAAAGTGAAGCGCAAAGCATATCACGGGCGATTGATGCAGAGATAGAGCGGCAAGCGAATGAGGTAGCCGACCAAATGGAGGATATGCAAAACGATATAGAACGGATATTGCGCAACTTTAACAAGTTTGGGTTATGAAAAAAATACCTTTTGAGTTACAGGAAAGAATAAACAGCCCGACCGAAATAGCGAGCATCCTGCAACGTGCCGTAAATGAAAAAAACATTATCGGAAACAGCAAGGGAGAAAGGTTTTACAACGTGCCGTGCGCCTTTGATATTGAAACAACAAGTTTTTACCGTGATACGGACGGACGGGCGTACACATACGAGCAAATGCAGCGTATGCAGGACGGGAACGGGCGCAAGGCGAAATTAGAGAAAGCCGCAATAATGTACGTTTGGCAGTTTGGCATAAACGGATATACGATAATGGGGCGCACGTGGGGCGAGTTTGTCACGATGATGCAGACCGTAAGCGAGGTTTTGCAACTGAATGACAAATTACGCCTTATTGTGTATGTGCATAACCTTTCATACGAATTTCAGTTTTTGCGCAAGTGGTTTGAGTGGCAACGGGTTTTCAGTATTGATTTACGCAAACCGATTTATGCGATAACAACGGGCAACATTGAGTTTAGATGCAGTTACTTGCTTTCGGGTTATTCGCTTGCAAAGTTGGGCGAACAACTTATGAAATACAAGTGTGCAAAAGCCGTTGGCGATTTGGACTACCAGCAAATAAGACACAGCGAAACGCCGCTAACCGATGCGGAAATACATTACTGCATAAACGATATTAAAGTTGTTATGTGCTATATACAGGAACGTATCGAGGAAAGCAAAGGGATAACGCACATACCGATAACAAAGACGGGGTTTGTGCGCAAGTATTGCCGTGCGCATTGTTTGCGTGAAAAAAGCGATGCAGGAAAGACCGTGCCAAATTGGGATTACGTGAACTTGATGCAGGAACTACAAATTACGGGTATGAATGAATTTAATATGCTGCAACGTGCGTTTGCAGGCGGCTTTACACACGCAAACGCCGAATATACAGACGAAATAATGTACAACGTGGATAGTTACGACTTTACAAGTAGTTACCCGTATGTTATGATAGCGGAAAAATACCCGATGTCGCAAGGCGTTGCAATCACGGTTAAGAGTACGGCGCAATTTGAGTTTTTAATATCAAAGTATTGTTGCGTGTTCGATATTGAGTTTACCAACATATTTGCCAGCGAAACACAGGATAACCCGATAAGCGCAAGCAAATGTTTTGTGAAAGAAAACCCGTGCGAGAATAACGGGCGTATCGTGGCGGCTTCAAAAATTGCGCTGACAATTACGGACGTGGATTTTAATATACTAAAAAACTTTTATACGTGGGAAAGTATGCGTGTGGGTGAAATGTATTGTTATAAGAAAGACTATTTGCCGACCCCGTTTGTAAAATCTATCCTGCATCTTTACGAAAGCAAGACGAAATTAAAAGGCGTTGAGGGCAAAGAAGTGGAATATCTTAACAGCAAGGAAATGTTAAACAGTTGTTACGGTATGAGTGTTACCAACCCTTTGCGTGATGAGTTTACCTATAACGGCGAATGGGATATTAACTCAATGACAGCCGAACAAAAACAGGAACTTTTATACAAGTACAACACCAGCAAAAACCGTTTCTTGTTTTACCCGTGGGGCATCTTTGTAACCGCATACGCACGGCGCAACCTTTTCACGGGCATACACGAAGCAAAAGACGATTACATATACAGCGACACGGACAGCATTAAAATAATGAACGGCAAGGCGCACGAAGCATATTTCAAGGCTTATAATATGCAGGTGCAAATGAAATTGCGTGCCGCCTGCAAGTACCACGGTTTGCCGTTTTCGCTTTGCGAGCCGCAAACGATAAAAGGCATAACAAAGACTTTGGGCGTGTGGGATTTCGAGGGTACATATACAAGATTTAAGACGCTGGGAGCTAAACGGTATATGGTACAAGAACCGAACGCACTGAAAGCAAACGGACGGGCATACGATTTCAGTCTAACCGTGTCGGGCGTAAACAAAAAAGCCGCTATTCCGTACCTTATTGAAAAGTACGGGGCAAACGGCATCTTTGACGCTTTCACTAATTATCTGGATATACCGCCAGCGGCAACGGGCAAGAACATACATACGTACATAGACTACGAGATACAAGGCGAAATAACCGACTACAAAGGCAGCACGGCGCACTACAACGAACGCACGGGCGTACATTTAGAGCCGACAGGTTACAGCCTTTCCCTTTCGGTTATGTACATAAATTATTTGCGAGGTATTAAATTTAAGGACTAAAATAATAAGAGTATGACAACAAGAAAGACAAAGACAGACAAGCCGAAATTTTACGACTTGAAAGCGATTTTAAGCAAAAACGCCGACTATAATGTTATATTTGGCGAACGGTCAAACGGCAAGACTTATGCAGCCTTAAAATATGGTTTGGAAAACTATATCAAGACAGGCAAGCAAATGGCGTATATACGCCGATGGCGTGAGGATTTGAGGGGAAAACGTGCCGAAAGTCTGTTTGCAAACCACGTGGCAAACGGGCTTATTGAGGAACTGACAGACGGCAAATTTAACGAAGTGTTCTATATGTCGAACAAATGGTTTTTATCTTTTTACGATGCAGAGAAAAACAAGCGGACACCCGACCCGACCCCGTTTTGTTACGGGTTTTGCCTTTCAGAGCAGGAACACGAAAAAAGCAGCAGTTACCCGAATGTCACAACGATAGTCTTTGATGAGTTTTTGACACGGCGGTATTATTTGCCCGATGAGTTTATGTTGTTTATGAACCTTTTGAGTACGATAATACGCCAGCGCAACGATGTTAAGGTTTTTATGCTGGGGAACACCGTAAACAAGTTTTGCCCGTACTTTACTGAAATGGGTTTGAAGCAAGTGCCGTTTATGGAGCAGGGAACGATAGATATATACCGCTTTGGCGAACACGGCGCAATAGTGGCGGTTGAGTATTGCAGCACGATAGTACAACATAAAGCCAGCAACAAGTATTTTTGTTTCGATAACCAAAACTTGCAGATGATTACGGGCGGTAAGTGGGAACTTGCAGTATATCCGCATTTGCCGTGCAAGTACAAGCCGCAAGATGTGTTGTTTGTGTATTATATCAAGTTTAACGATGTTGTGTTACAAGGTAACATTATTCAAGTAGGCAACGAATGTTTCACGTACATACACGCAAAGACAACCCCGATAAAAGATGAGGAAAACAGCCTTATTTATTCGCTGGAAATGAACGGCAAACCGAACTACAAACGCAAGTTGTTAAGCACGGCAAGTTACGTGGAACAACAAGTCGCACGGTTTTTCGCAATAGACAAAGTTTTCTACCAAGACAACGAAGTCGGCGAAATAGTACGTAATTATTTAATTACGAGCGCAAAGACAAACATTGTTTCGTTGAAATGAAAATTACGGGCGGTTTGGTGCAAATTTCGTGCCGAACCGCACGTTTTACGAAATAAATAACTACCTTTGCAATAGGAACTAAAAATTTATTGATATGGACGCAAATACTATTATTCAAATCATTTCAAGTTTGGGTTTTCCGATTGTGATGTGTGGCGCATTGTTTTGGTATATGGTGAAACAAAGGCAGGCGCACCAAGAAGAAACGGAACACCTAAAAGATACGATTGCGGAAAATACGAAAGTGTTAGCCGAATTAACAACGCTTATTAAAGTTTTGACAGATGAGAAAGAAAGATAACATTTACAAGTTGTACCAGCAACAAATAAGGGACAAAGACACCGCCGTAACTGAATTTATTGCGAACACGTTGGCGAAAACTCAAAGTATGTTTGAGTATGAGGGTTTGCCCGACAGCATACCGCAAAAGGAATTGGAGCGGCTTTTGCAGACCACGGGCAACGCCTTTGTTACCAGCGTGGACGGGGTTTTGTATGCGCTTTCGGGCGGCAAAGGCGGCGAACCCGATGTTTACGGACGGGCAACGCTTTACACCGTGGCGAACCCTGCATTAAAGTTAAACAAGACCTACGAGATACAGAAAGACGGGGTTTTGATTGAGAATGACAGCAACGGCGAAAGCCTTTTGCCGCTTATTGGGCGTTATGCAGTCCTGCATACTGACGGGCTTATTTCGTTGAACACGGCAAGCATTTTGACCCGTATCACGATGCTTATAAGTGCCAGCGATGACAAGACCAAACAGAGTGCCGAGGAATTTTTGCGCAAGATAGAAAACGGCGAGTTTTCAATTATCGGGGAAAACGCTTTCTTCAAAGGCGTAAATATGCAGACCGCACCGACCACAAACAGCGTGTATATTACGCAACTTATTGAACTGATACAATACTACAAAGCCAGTATGTACAACGAATTGGGGCTAAACGCAAATTATAATATGAAGCGTGAACGGCTCAATTTGGGCGAGGTATCTATGAATGTGGACGTACTTTTGCCGTATGTGGATAATATGCTAAAAGAAAGACAAAATGCAGTTGAGAAAATTAACGAAATGTTTAACACCGAAATTTCGGTTAAACTTGCTTCAAGTTGGGGTTTGGAAAGGGATAATTACAACGCTTTGGCGGCTGATTTGGAAACGGCAAAGGAAAACCCCGACCCGACAGAAGAACCCGAACCGACAGAGGAAACAACCGAAACGGACGGAAACGGAACTGAAACAGACGGGAACGATACCGAAACAGAGGAAACAGAAGAAACGAAAGAAACGGAAACGGAAACGGACGGTAACGATACCGAAACAGAGGAAACAGAGGAAACAGAAGAAAACGAAGAAAACAAAGATAAGCAATGAAATACAGCGAACTATTTACAAAGGGTAACGGGATATTCGCAACGGTTTTCAATACCGAATATCCGACAGAGTACGCCGCAATTTTCGGCGATACCGACCCGACCAAGTTAGACGCTTACGCCTTACTGATGTACGGCGGCAAGACCGTTGTAAGCAGCATAACCAGCGACAACGCAAGCGATGTTGTTTCGGCGGTGATTGCGGTAAACGTGCAGGGTTGGGAACGTGAAGCGGCGGCGATGCTTGCCGATTACGATGTACTTACACCCGTCACGGGGCAAATCGAACGGACGGAAACCGTAACTTTGCAGGAAAGCACCGACAACACCGAAACGGGCGCAAACAAGGCGTTCAATGACACCGATTTTTCAGACAGCGACCGAAAGACCGCCAACGATGAGAGAAACCGCACAGAGGAACGCCAAACAACCGAAACAAGCAAAGGAACGGGCGCAAGCAAATCAATTTCAAGTGAAATTGCAAAAGAATTGCAGTTAAGGCGTGATAATTGGAGAAAAAACATTATCTTTGCACTTGTAAGAGAATTAACAACGAGTATTTACGAATAACTAATTTTAATTTTTAGCAATATGGAAGTAAAACAGATTTACACGCTTATTAACAGCGTATCGGGTGAAGTGTTGGGGCGTACTGACATTGTTTCCGAGGACTTGACGGGCATTGTGGATTTAGGCACGGAAGTGTTTAACCAAAATGCAGTGGATAATTACGTTAAATCACTTGTAAATCATATCGGCAAAGTGGTTTTCGTAAACAGACCTTATGCGGGCAAAGTGCCGAGCGTTTTAATGGATGCGTGGGAGTTTGGCAGCGTATTGGAAAAAATAAGTGCCGATGTTCCCGAAGCCGAGGAAAACGATACGTGGAACTTGCAGGACGGACAGAGTTATGACCAAGATGTTTTCCACAAACCGACCGTTTCGGCAAAGTTTTTCAACTCAAAGGTTACGTTTGAAGTGCCCGTATCAATCACCGAAAGGCAGGTTAAGGAAAGTTTCAGCAACGCCGCACAACTTAACGGCTTTATTTCGATGATTTATGCAGCCGTTGAAAAGTCAATGACTATCAAAGCCGATGCGCTGATTATGCGCACAATTAACAATATGATTGCGGAAACCGTTTTGGCTGATGCGGTTGCGTTTGGCGGCAGTGCAGGAAATTTAACCAGTGCAGACCTTTCCAGCGCAAGCACGGCACGTTGTGTAAACCTTTTGAAGTTGTACAACGATAAGACAGGGGCAGAAACACCGCTTACCGCTGCAAAGGCGATAACCGACCCCGATTTCATACGCTTTGCGTCTTACGTTATGGGTACGTATGCCGACCGCCTGCAAAGCATTTCGACCGTGTTCAATGTTGGCGGCAAGGAAAGATTTACGCCGAAAGATATGTTACACGTTGTACTTTTGTCCGACTTTGCAAAGGCAGCGCAAACCTATCTTTATTCCGACACGTTCAACCGTGGCGATGTACTTTTGCCGCAAGCCGAAACCGTACCTTTTTGGCAGGGCAGCGGACAGAATTACGACTTTGCCAGCACGGGACACATTAAGGTTAAGGAAAGCGGCGGCAAAGATGTGGAAATTACGGGCGTGTTGGGCGTAATGTTCGACCGTGACGCTTTGGGCGTTTGCAATCTTGACAGACGGGTAACAACGAACTACAACGCCAAAGCCGAGTTTTTCAACAACTATTACAAGTTTGATGCTGGATATTTCAACGATACAAACGAAAACTTTGTAGTATTCTTTATTGAGTAACTCAATAGGTATTAGATTGTTTAACTTTGGGCGGTGTGGGTGCAGGTGAAAGCGCACCGCACCGCTTTTTTCTTTACAGATATGACAACGATAAACTTTTATTCATACAACGGACACCCCAGCACGGTAAACAAGCAATTAGGGGACTTTACGGCGATTGAGGGCGATTTGCGGCAAACTTTCGATGTGTTGCGCCCGACCGTTACACTACGAAAGCAGCCCCGACCGACTTTCAATTATTGTTACATACCCGATTTAGGGCGTTATTATTTCGTGGATAGGGTAAGTTTTGAGGGAAACAACGCCTACGAACTTTCGTTGCGTGTTGATGTACTGAAAACCTACGAAAGCGAAATTTTGGCGGCAACGGGGCGAGTTACTGAAAGGGACAACCCCGACCCGTATATTTCAAACCGTGAAACGGTTTACAGGCGCACCCCGAATTTCGAGAAAGTGCCGTTTGCAAATACGGGCTTACTGAATGAAACGGGCGGCATTATTATGGTAACATTAAAAGGAACAACCGAAAATTAAAAGGATATGGCAGAAAACAATTTTCCCAACGAGTTTTGGCATAACGAAGTAGAACACACCGTTTGCGATGTTGAAAGGGGACAAATTCAATACTTCGATGTGACCTTAACAGCGGATAGCGGTTACAAATTCAATAATGAGGATATGCCGCTTTTAGTAAGCGAGGGTTTATATGACTATGACGAGTATTCAGACGGCGTAAAAGCAAAACGATTTCAGTACGTAAACGCTACAACGTGCCAGCTATTAAATTTGCACAAAAGGGACGGAAACCAATCATTAAGCACGTACATACGTGGAACGGTAGTACCTGACAGCGGCGGCGGTACGGGTTTTCCTGCAAACTTTGTTATGAATATCCAGCACGTTAAAGATAATGGCAGCGTGTTCGATAGTGGCACGTGGAAAGTGGCGTTAAAGTGTGAGGACGGTTGGCGGTTTACAGAAGCCCCGAAAGTTGCGTACCGTAATGAGTTTGGGCAGTTGGGGCAAGTGCCGTTAAATCTGAATGAGGACGGGACACAGGCAACGAAAGACATTGCGAATGTTGCAGAGGATACCGAACTAACTTTTGACGGCGAAACAACCGACCAAGAACCCGAACCCGAACCCACATTTACGATAACGAACAACGTACCGAACACAACCGCAACCAGCGACCCCGTGAACCCCACGGACGACAAATGCGTTTTGACTTTAACGGCTGATGAGGGTTACAGGATAGAAAACGCAAGTGTTCAATTTATGACGCATTACGGCACACCGAATAACAAAGATTTCGAGGTTGCAGCGGACGGACACACTGCAACGTGTGAAATTGGCGATGTTGAGTTTGCCGACCTAACCACAGGCGTAACAATTTCGGGAACGAGCCAAAGCGAAACAACACCCGAACTAACCGTTACAAACAACATTGCAGGAACAACCGAAAAACATACTTTTGACGGCGTTGTAGCAACTTTCGAGGTTACAGGCGAGGGACAGACAAACAGGTTTATAAACCCGTCTGTAAATTACACCAGCACGGACGGAACGAAAAAAACCGTTTCAATGGAAATTGAGGTGATGCAGTACGATAGTGTGGCACGTGCGACCGTGAACGATATAGACCCAGCCGAACCCGTTACGCTGACAGGTACGTTTGAACGTGTTGTTTTCATTTACAGCGATATAACAAACTGCACGTTTGAAACAACGCCGCCCGAATTTATACAGCAAGGCGAAACCCTGCAAGTAAAGTTATTGGCGAACCCGAACACAGAGTTTGACGATGCCCCCTATTTCGACATTATGGCGGTGTACCCGACAACCCAGCCGCTAACCGTGGCAGAGGACAAAAGAACGGCTACGGGAAGCGTTAAGGCAGGCGATTGGCAGCATATCACTATAAAAGGCAACGCAACGCCCGTTGCAGTTATAGGAACGCAATACGGCGCAATAAATGTGTATCTTGTAACACTTGACGAGTTGGCAGAGTTTAGCGAAAAGCGGTTTTTCAAGGTAACAGGCACAGACCCCGAAACAGGTATGCCGATTTACGAAAACATAGATTTGGGCGAGTACGTGAACCGTATCAAACGAATTTACACGGATATTGCAGCGTTAAGCACTGATGTAATACAATGCGGCAACTACAACACGGGCGTATCTTGCCACCAGCCAGCACAGGACAAAATAACACTTGATTTCGGCACGGCGGTAGTACCAGCGCACAATGAGGATAACACCGACTACGAAAGCGAAATACAAATCTTTTTGCCGTTTGCAGGCTTTGTTACGCTCAATAACGATTATGCAGGTAAAACGATAGCTTTGCAGTACGTTATAAACGTGATAACGGGCAACGGGGTTGCGCTTTTGAGTTGTGACGGCGTTGTATTTCAAGTTGAGGAAACCGAACCAAGCAGCGAAATAATATACCTTTCACCAAGCACCCAAGTTAAAACCGTTGGCGGCGATGATTGGAACGAAATGTTATATTACGGCTTAGAACCTTACATTTACTGCAAGTGGTACGAGAGCGCAAGCAACGGGCGAAACAATGACAGACAAACGGGCATTTTAGGCGATTTCAGAGGGTTTAATATCTTTGATGATGTAACACCTATCCACACCGCCGAAATGCTGACAGAGGAACAAGAAATGATATACACGGCTTTGTCTGACGGCGTTTATATTGAGTAACTGCAAGGCAGGACAAAAAGAAAGGCGGCAACTTGATTGTTACCGCCTTTTCTTTTCGTTTGCTGATTGTTATTTGTCCTGCAATGTTTCAACGCCCGTTAAACCGATATACAAGTTTGTCGGGTAACATTCGCAAAAGGTTTTGAAACGCCCGATAAGTTTTTCAGTTGCGATAAAGTCATACGCTTGATTTTTGCAGGCGATTTCTTTTGCAAACTTGTTGCGTGTATCACGGTTAAACACGATTTGATTTTCCAAAATATCAACGCCCGTTTGCAGGCTTTCGGCGATGCTTTCCAAAATATCAACGCCCGTTTGCAGGCTTTCGGCGATGCTTTCCAAATTGTTACGAATTTCGGGCGCATTTGCCGCCAAAAATTCAACGTGTTTCTTAGTCAGCAATAACATTTCTTGCAATGCGTTTAACACTTTCTGATTTTCTAAAATTAAATCGGTTGTTTTCATTTTGATAAAGTATTTAATTGTTTAACACGCTGCAAAGTTAAACATTTTATTTCACCTGCAAGCGGTTGGCGTGTTATTTTGTGTTAAATTATTCTTTTAACTTTGTTTAACAATGTGTTCCACGTGAAACATTTTATTTTGTGCATCGGTGTGGCAGTGTTCCACGTGAAACAATTTCACGGGCGCACACGCATAACAAAAACCGTGCCAAAGTCTGTTATCGTTTGTTAAATCTGTGCCTTAGCAAAAACCGTGCCAAAGTGCGCCGCCAAATGTTAAAAAACGGTAAAGGCGACCCATAGCAAAAAGCGTGCCACAATGTGTTAGCAAATGTTAAAAGTGGGTTGGGATATGTTAAATAGGGGTCAGTAGCGTAC